CATGCCTGATAAGTGCCGCGCACTTTGTCGAGCACGCGGTTTTTAGGGCATAATGAGGCCAACTCTCGCTGGCTCCACGCTTTATCGTGTTCCCGCAATTCGGGCAGGAACGCAATTTGTTTGTTTCCGGTTTCATTTCCGCTCCTTTCCTTGTTGTAGTTGCCGGTGGCCTTGGCGGAGTAGGATAACCAATCCACCGGCTGCCGGGTTTTAACCCACTTATCCGGCCTTGGGTTTATTCGGTTCCATCGAAAGCCATCCAAAGGATGTGCTTCTTCCATTTAGTCCAGAACTCTGGTGCGTGTGATTCCATTTTTGCAATATCCGCATCACTGAAATTAAGCCATTCCTGCTTGGTGTGAATCTGGCAGCCTATTTTTATATGAGTCTTGAATATGTAAACAGGCCATGTTAGCCCGTCGATGAACATAGGGTTATTTCCAATAATAACTCCGTCGCCATATGTTGCGGTTCCAAGGTCGGCACCGCGCAGGATGGCACCGCTCAGGATGGCGCTGCCCAGGTTGGCACCGCACAGGTAGGCACCGCACAGGTCGGCACCGCTCAGGATGGCACCGCTCAGGATGGCACCGCACAGGTAGGCACCGCTCAGGATGGCACCGCGCAAGATGGCACCGCGCAGGTCGGCACCGCGCAGGTCGGCACCGCGCAGGTCGGCACCGCGCAGGTCGGCATAGCGCAGGTCGGCATAGCGCAGGTCGGCATAGCGCAGGTCGGCCTTAACCTTTACTGCAGCATCAATCGTTATCTTCATGCTGTTTTCTTCCTGCTCATGCGCAAACAGCACTCTTCCGCTGAACCTGTCTTTAATTTCGATCCTCAATTTATTCTCCTCGGGTTATTCCGGCGCCCGTCTCTCCGGGCTGTCACGATATTTCGCTATCGTTGCGGTGCTTTTTTACCCGCATCTGCCCGTCTCGCGGGGTGCTGGGCGGAATCCACACAATCCGATTTACTGCGTTGTTCCCCGTCTCTCCGGCATCGTCACGACTTATGTGGAAAGCCGTTACCCTTGCAACCTTTCGCGCTTTGTCGCCTGTCGGACTGGCTACCCGTGGGCTGTTGCCTAAGAACCGGCAATTTCCGGTAGTGCGCTTTGTTCTGTAGCCGCTTTGTTTGCGGCATGGGATGAACTATAGCCAGGCTAAACTAAAATGTCAATAGCCGAGCTATATGTTTTGTATCGTCAGCCGAAACTATACATAGCCCAGCTATTGACATTTTAGTTTAGCCAAGCTACATTGTTATCATTACTTTTATGGCTAACAATGATGAATCTCGAAACTTATCTCTCCACAGTTGATACGGCGGTTAGCCTTGCATCCAAATTAGGCATTACCCCTGGCTTTGTCAGTCAGTGGCGCACCGGCGTGAGGCCAATACCTATTGAGCGTTGTGTCGCCATTGAACAAGCCACCGAAGGGGCTGTAACACGCCGCGACCTTCGCCCCGATGACTGGTTCCTGATCTGGCCAGAACTGGCAGAACGACCAATCATCGGACGCACAAATGAGGCGACTGGCGGCGCAGCATGACGCGCCGCTAAAACCGCATCCTCATAAACATCCATCTCATCATCCAGGAGATTCTCCCATGAGTCACCTCGCCAGAAATACCGACCCGATCACCAGCCATCTTGCCGCCGCGCGCGTGCATGAGTTCGGCAAAAGCCATATCGACAAGATCGTCGCGGCGCTGATCTTGTGGGGGCCGATGACCGCAGACGAGATTGCGGAACGTTCAAGTCTCGACAAATACCAGGTTTGCCGACGCTTGCCAGAAGCAGAGAAGCAAAACCTTGTCTGCGCGACCGATGCCGTCAGAAAGACGTGCAGCGGTAGAGATGCAAGAGTATGGGAGTCTGCGTAATGAAATCGAGACTTGCAAGGCCGTTCAGAAAAGCCCTGAAACAGGCGCGTCGCGTGGCCGATTCAAACAACAACAAGCGCGAGGTTCACAAACTTTGCGCGATGCTCAAGGATGCGATTCGTGGCTAATCAGTGGCTTCGCCTATGGCACGACATGCCAAACGATCCGAAGTGGAGAACGATAGCGCGTGTTTCGAAACAGCCTATTTCGGCAGTCATAGCTGTATACATCCACATTCTTGTAACGGCATCGAACGCAACCGAACGCGGACGAACGCATGGAATGTGTCACGAAGATATAGCGAGCGCTCTCGACATGGACACCGAACAAATTGACTCAATCATTGCTGCCATGCAAGGACGCGTTTTGGATGGAGATATGGTAAGCGGGTGGTCAAAAAGGCAGGTTGAGCGAGAAGACGGGTCGGCAGAACGCGCAAAAAGGTGGCGCGAAGCACAAAAAGAAGGCAAACGAACGCAACCGAACGCAAGCGAACGCGAACAAACTCCAGATAAAGATAAAGATAAAGATAAAGAAGAGAGAGTAGAGAGAGAGCTAGACGATGCTTCGCCTTCGGCTCAGCCAGCAAGCAAAAAGCCCACAGGAACAAGACTGCCTGAAAACTGGGTTTTACCGAAGGCTTGGGGTGAATGGGCGCTACAGGAGCGAAAAGACTGGAACGCCGAGACTGTTCGATCCGTTGCTGAACAGTTTGCGGATCATTGGCACGCAAAAGCCGGTGCTGACGCGCGAAAGGCGGATTGGCAGGCAACATGGCGTAATTGGGTAAGGCGTGAGATTTCAACCAGAGTTGCATCGTTGCCAACATCCGTGACGCCATTGCACGATCACCGATGTCGATACGAAGATAACGGTGTGAGGTGCGAGAACCAGGGAGTGAGGGGAAAGAATGGGCGCTGGTACTGCCATGATCACAAGCACGTGCTTGAGGAAACGGCATGAGCAACATGCTTGACATTGGCAAACACGTTCCGCCAAGAAGCGTCGAAGCAGAACAGAGCGTGATTGGCGCGCTTCTGCTGGATAACTCATCGGTTGACAAGATTTCCGGGTTACTGCATCCGGGTGATTTCTACAGCGGCGACCACCGCCTGCTTTACGCCTCCATATTTGCCATGCTTGAGCAAGGCAAGCCGGTTGACCTGCTGACACTGACGGAGACTCTCGAATCGGCTGGAAAACTGGAAAGCGCCGGAGGGTTGGCCTACATCGCCGGGATCATCCAGAACACGCCAAGCGCTGCAAATATCCTGCGCTATGCTGAGATCGTGTACGAAAAATCCATCGAGCGTGGTTTGCTTGCTGCCGCTAACAAAATCATCGAAACCGTAGCAGACCACGGAACTACCCAAGGGAAGATTGAGCGCGCACAAGCCGCCGTGATGGAAGTCGGGGAGCGGCGCAAGGCAAACGAGGCCGTCCCGATCAATTCCGTACTGACCGAGGTGATCAACGGGATTGACGAGCGATTCCACTCGGACGGGTCAATCAGCGGTCTTGCTTCTGGCTTTAATGACCTGGACGAAATGACCAGCGGATTCCAGCCCGGTGATCTGATCATCGTCGCAGGGCGACCGAGCATGGGGAAGACCAGCTTTGCCATGAACATCGCTGAGCATGTTGCCATGAAGGACGGAAAGATCGTTGCAGTGTTTTCGCTGGAAATGCCGCGCGCTCAACTGGTGAATCGCCTGTTGTCCTGCATTGGTAAAATCCCATTCCAGCGAATCCGCACGGGAAAGTTGATCAATGATGATTGGACAAGGCTGACAGACACGGTTGGGAAGATTCAGTCGGGAGAGAAAATTATCATTGACGACACCAGCAGTATCGGGGTTATGGAAATGCGTTCGTCTCTGAGACGCATCAAACGTCAATACGGGCTTGACCTGATTATTGTCGATTACCTACAACTCATGAACGGCCTTGGGGAGAACAGGACACAGGAGATCAGCGGAATCACTAGAGGACTAAAGTCTATCGCCAAGGATTTTAACGTGCCTATGTTGGCGCTTTCTCAGTTGAGCCGGGATGTCGAGAAGCGCTCAGACAAGCGCCCGGTAATGTCAGATTTGCGTGAGTCAGGATCAATCGAGCAGGACGCCGACACGATCATGTTCATTTACCGAGAAGAGCAATATGACCCTGATACGCAGGACAAAGGGATTGCCGAGGTGTTGATTAGAAAGCAGCGCAACGGCCCGACGGGTGAGGTTAGATTGGCCTTCCTTGGCGAGTACACGCGATTTGAAAACCTGTCGTGGTGATGAAATGGTGTTAGCATATAAGGAGCGCAGCATAATGGCAGTCTCAGGGGATGAACAACAAAACTACGTGAACCTTGTCATCCAGCTTCTGGTTCAGGCAATCGAAGATTACGAGAAATTCCGTAATGCAAAAAAACGTAGCACAGAACACAATTTATGGGCAGACGCCGCCTTGTGGATAAATTGCGACGATGATGATCCGTGGTCTTTCAAGTGGTGCTGTGAGGTAGTTGGGTATGACTACCAGGCAATCCGTGGCGGGATAAACAGACGCGATAGAAAGCACCCAATCACAGCCGGATTCAACAATTTCCGCAAAGTGCCAAGCGTCAGGGATATTTACTGAGATGAACGCCGACGAACAACACCCGGCAGCAGCGTCCGATCCATTGCAACCAGGCCAACACGCCGATCCGCTGCTGGCACTTCGTGGCTCAAGGTATGGCGCATTCGCGGACAACGCAAAACTGTCTCAAGCACTCAAGGCAGTAATGAGAAGCGGGCCGAATTGGGAATCGCTGGATGCAGACATGAAAGAGGCGCTTGAGATGAATGCGCACAAGATCAGCCGAATCTTGTGCGGAGATCCTAACTATGACGACTCTTGGGTGGACATTGCAGGATATGCAACCCGCGTGGCCGATAGATTGAGGTCGTGACATGCGAAACGAAACCATCATCCACGAGCCGGCCTGCGAGGTAATCACCGCACCAGAGTTTGCGAGCGCCGCATTCCGCAAGGTATGGGATGCCGCAACCGCCGCGCTGGATGATGGCATGGCCGGTGAATTGACTTGGACGCCGAAGAAGCGCACCAGAAGCCTGGAACAAAATGCGCTTATGTGGGAGTACTTAACCGATTTGTCACGACAGGTTGACTGGTACGGGCATAAGCTATCGCCGGAGGACTGGAAAGAGGTTATCAGCGCGGGGCTAAGAACACAGCGTGTCGTTCCAGGTATTGATGGCGGATTCGTCTCCATCGGAGTGAGAACCAGCAAGATGAGCATCAAGGAAATGTCAGCCATGATCGAGCTTTGCGTGGCCTTCGGTGCACAGCATGGGGTGAGATTCACAGCACCGGAATGGAGGTACGAATGAGGCAGAAAAAATGCTCAGTCTGCCGCGAACCATTCCAGCCAGTCAGGCCATTGCAATCCGTGTGCGGTTTACAGTGCGCCGTGATAGCGGCAGAATCTGCCAAAGCGAAGCAGGTTCGCAAGGAATACAGATCGGCAAAACAGAAGATGAAAAGCCGCGCCGATTGGCTTAGAGAAGCCCAGGCCGCATTCAACCGTTATATTCGCCTGCGCGATCA